CATCAAACTATATCGAACATAATCAAATGGAAACAATTCGAGTCAGGAAATTAAATCATTCAACTATACACTTAGAGTGTGATAGAGGCGTAGGCGCAGAATTAAGAGAGTTCTTTTCTTTCTTTGTTCCGGGTTATCGTTTTATGCCTGCGTATCGCAATAGAGTATGGGATGGAAAAATAAGATTATTTAATCAGGTGACAGGTCAAATACCTGCAGGTTTATGGCCACAGATAATTTCATTTGCAGAATTAAGAGAATACGAACTTGACATAGAAGATACTGAATATGGAAATCCAAATATTGGTAATCCAATAAATGTAGACTTTATGATGAAATTTGTGAAAGCATTAAACTTACCTTTTGATATTAGAGGTTATCAGTTTGATGCAATGTGTTATGGCGTACAAAGAAAGAATGCTATACTACTTTCACCTACAGGTTCTGGAAAATCTTTAATCATATATGTACTAATGAGATATCTTTTAGCAGCATTTGATGATAAAGATGTTTTAATAATAGTACCTACTACATCTTTAGTTGAACAGATGTATAATGATTTTAAAGATTATGGTTATGACGTAGAAACAAATTGCCATAGGATATATTCAGGTAAAGATAAAACAACAACTAAACGTGTAATAATAAGTACATGGCAATCAATATATAGATTTCAATCTGATTGGTTTGCTCGATTTGGAACGGTGTTTGGTGATGAATGCCATGGATTTAAATCTAAATCATTAACTACTATTATGAATAAGTGTACTGAAGCTGAATATAGATTTGGCACAACTGGAACATTGGATGGTGCATTAACACATGAACTTGTACTACAAGGTTTATTTGGAAAGATACATCGAGTCACCAGTACACGAGCTTTACAAGATGATGACACATTAGCTAAGTTATTAATACGTAGAATCGTTTTAGATTATTCAGATGAAATTAAAAAGAATTTTGGAAAACAAACATATCAAGATGAAATAAAACATATAGTTAATTATCAAAAAAGAAATCACTTTATTAGAAAGTTAACTATAGATTTAAAAGGCAATACATTAGTTCTTTACAACTATGTTGAAAAACACGGTAAGCCTTTATATCAAAATATAAAAGAACACGCAGACGAAAAGCGCAAGATATTTTTTGTATCTGGTAATACACCTACACATGATAGAGAAGCTATAAGAATGATAGTTGAAAAACAAAAAGATTCTATTATAGTTGCATCACTCGGTACATTTAGTACAGGTATAAATATTAGGAATCTTCATAATATTGTATTTGCCTCTCCATCAAAGTCACAGATAAGAGTGCTTCAAAGTATTGGAAGAGGATTGAGAAAAACTGATGACGGTAAATCCACTACACTTTATGATATTGTAGATGATATAAGTTGGAAGTCACGTAAAAATTATGGAATATTACATGCGGATGAAAGACTCAGGATTTACGGAAGAGAAAAATTTAAACATAAAACTTATAGAGTGGACTTATGACAGACGTAAAACAATTTAAACTAACAAATAATGATGAAATAGTTTGTGAAGTTGCAGCTTGGAATGATGAAGACACTGATGAAATTGTAATTAAGAAAGCACTTAAAATTGTAAGTGTTGAAGATTACACACGAGGTATAAGATTTTTTGCATTAAGACCATGGATATCTTTTCAAGATAATCCTGAAGAATTGCAATCACTTAACTCAACACACATTATTGTGACATCATCACCTACAAAGTCTATGTTGAAATATTATAATACATGTCTAACAGCAATAAAACAAGATCTTAAAAAGCCGGGTATACCTCGCAAAGGTGTATGGGCAAATTTGGATGAAGTAAATCATGAAACTCGTGATCTAACAGATGATGAACTTGATGATTACCTTCAAAGTAAATACGGAAGCATGATTGAAGATGAATTCGACGGTGATTCCGCAAGTGGTAATGTAATAAAGTTCAAACCTAAAGAAACAATGCACTAGGGTATATCCCCTCTTCCTCAGATATACTATCTTATTTTACCACATTTTTCAGCAAATGTACACCGTTTTTTTCGCTTCTTAAATGAAAAAAAAGTATTGTACATTTACGTAAATTTAGTGTATAATAGTACTATAAAATAAAGGATAACTTATGGCACGTAAAAAAAGCATCCACTACGTCAATAATGCTCAGTTTTCGCAGGCAGTGGTTGACTACGTTGGAGAATTAGAAGAATGTAGAAAGGAAGAAATTTCTTTACCGAAAGTTCCAGACTACATAGCACAATGTTTTTTAAGAATAGCAGAAGGTTTATCACATAAAGCTAACTTTATAAGATATACTTATCGAGAAGAAATGGTTATGGATGCCGTTGAAAATTGTCTAAAGGCTATATCAAATTATAATCTTGAAGCTGCAACAAGAACAGGTAAACCAAATGCTTTTGCATACTTTACACAAATAACATGGTTTGCATTTTTAAGAAGAATAACAAAAGAAAAGAAACAACAAGACATTAAATTAAAATATTTAACTAAATCAGGAATTGAAAGCTTTATTGATATGGGTAATGAAGATAATGCTAACAGTGTTGCAACACACTTTGTAGATACACTACGTGATAGAATACAAAGAGTAAGAAGTACAGATACAGAAATTAAAGAGATCGTGAAAAAAGAAAGAAAACGTAGAAAAACAAAAAGTGCTGATTCAGATTTAAGCGAGTTTATGTTATGAAGATTGCCATACTAAATGATACACATTGTGGCATACGTAATTCATCAGAAATATTTTTAAATAATGCAGAAAAGTTTTACAATGATGTATTCTTTCCGGAATGCGAAAAGCAAAACATCAAACAAATTTTACATTTAGGTGATTACTATGATCATCGTAAGTTTGTTAATTTTAAAGCTTTAAATCATAACCGTAGAATATTTTTAGATCAATTAAGAAGACGCGGTATGAGTATGGATATCATACCCGGCAATCATGATACATTCTACAAAAATACAAATGAACTGAATTCATTAAAAGAATGTTTAGGTCACTATATGAATGAAGTGCATATTATTATGGAACCTACTGTAATGAAATATGATTCATTAAAAATTGGTTTAGTCCCTTGGATATGTCAAGATAATTATGATGTATGCATGAACTTTATTAAAGATTGTAAAGCAGATTGGCTTGGTGCACATTTAGAATTAAATGGATTTGAAATGATGAGAGGTTTAACTAACAAACATGGTATGGATCCAAAACTCTTTTCAAGATTTGAAATGGTATTAAGTGGTCATTATCATTGTTCTTCACAAAAAGATAATATTTGGTATCTTGGTTCACAAATGGAATTCTTTTGGTCTGATGCACATGATCCAAAATATTTTCATGTACTTGATACAGAAACAAGACAAATGGAAAAGATAAGAAATAATAACACATTATTTGAAAAAGTCCTTTACAATGACGAAGAAATAGATTATAATAGTTATAATAAAGATTTAACTAATAAATTTGTAAAAGTGGTTGTTATGAATAAAACAGATCCTTTTACCTTTGATAGGTTTATTGATAATATTCAGAACCAAAGAATTTATGAATTAAAAATTGCCGAAAACTTTAATGAGTTTATAGGTGCAAACGTTGAAGATGAAAACATGAGTTTTGAAGATACAGCAGAAATAGTTGATACTTACATTGATGCTGTTGATACAGACTTAGATAAAAATAAAATTAAAGTTGAAATGAGACAACTAATGACAGAGGCACAGGCACTAGAAATAGCATGATCGTATTTAAGAATATTCGTTATAAAAACTTCTTATCATCAGGTAATACTTTTACAGAAATAAATTTAAGAAAAGATAAATCCACATTAGTGGTAGGTCATAATGGTGCTGGTAAATCTACAGTACTTGATGCATTATCATTTGGATTGTTTGGTAAACCACACCGTAAAATTAGTAAAGCACAACTCGTTAATTCAATAAATGAAAAGCATGCTTTAGTTGAAGTTGAGTTCTCTGTAGGAACTTCAAACTTTAAAATAATTAGAGGTATTAAACCAAACATATTTGAAATATGGAAAGATGCTAAGATGATTAATCAATCATCACACGCAATGGAATACCAAAAGATCCTTGAACAAAACATTCTGAAACTCAACCATAAGAGTTTCCATCAAGTTGTAGT